CTTTTTTAGTTTTACTAGGTACTACTTTAAAGTCTTTACTTCTTACTCGATCTGATAATTCTGAATAAACTTGCATAGGCATAAACGTAGTATCACCTGCTCCTATACTATTTTCTTGTGCAACTTTTTCTAGCCTACGTGTAAAACCTTCACCAAAAGCAGGTTCATCCATAAGGTCAACAGCAGATTGTGTTACGGTTTTATCATATACACCTGCTGGTGTGTCTGAAATCATGTTTATCTGAGGTACACCTGTCTTAGATACACCATAATCTATTTTATTATTAGGTTTGGGTTTTACACGTTTAGCTACATCAAATACTTCTCTAGCACCATTCATTATAGCTTTAGCAGCAGCATCACCTATACCGGGAATAAGACCTACAATAGTAGCACCACCTAGTGCACCAGCTAAATAGTAGTTAGGCTCATCTTTCTTTAGTTCGTCATATACTTCTTTAGCAGCCATAGCATCACCAATAACAGGTGTCATACTAGCAACAAAGGTAGTTGCATCCTTTAAGGATATTTCTGGAACACTAACCTGCAATGTATCTGCATAATCACGCCACTGGTCTGTAGTTCCACCTTGAAACACTTCTTCAGTTTGATTATCTAAGTCATCCATTAACTTTTTCCCTCAAGTATTGAAGTTGACGCAGAGCGCGTATAGCACCTTGATGCCTGTATAGTTCAACAGTGTCTGTAACTGTTTCCATACTGCGCTGTTGTGTAGAAATACGCTCATCTAACTCAGAGATGAACGCTTCCCACGTAGTTGTGTTGTTTACAAAGGTATTAAGCGACATTACCACTGAATCCTTGCTCGCCTGGAACTGGTGCTGTACCCATACCTATCTGGCCACCGCCACCGCCTGATGTGTCCTGTACGCCTCCCTGAGGTGTCTGTGGCGCTTGTTGGCCTCCCTCAGGTGCTGGTACACCCTCAGGTGCTTCTGGGGGCTGTGCTGGTTGCTGGAAGCCTTTGAGGATCTCAGCTTGGATAGCAGCATCAGCCATAGAGTTAGTAACCTTGTCAGGATCAAGATCCATAGACTTAGCAATCTCTCGTATAATATAATCCATCTTAGCAAAAGGAGCTAGTACTGGATTCTGTGCAACTTGTAAGAACTGCATTAAGCGCTGGGATCTTACTTCGTTAGCCATTAAGCTTTCTGTACCTGATGCATGTACTTCTAAGTCACCACGTATTTGTTCATCAAAGTCAAACTGCATGTTGAAAGAGAAGAATGCTTTACCTAGGGGGCGAAGTAAATAGTCATCAACGTTTTTAACTACTGTACGGATAGAACCATTAGCAGCAGACATAAGCATACTAATACCTGAGGCTGTACGACCAACGCCTGATACACCTGTTTGACCATGTGCAAAGCTAGGGAAGCCTGTACTCTCATCTGCTAGTACTCGTGCCTTATCAAAGAGTTGCATATTTTCTTGTGCAACATTTGGGAACTTAGTACCAAAGATGGCTTGTCCAGGTGCACCCCCAGCCCTGCGGAAGACCTTGCCCGGGTATACAGATAAGTCTTGTCCCGGTGTTAAATTGGTCTCGTCTACTTCTATAATAAGATTACCAGATAGTGCAGCATTGTCAATAGCCATACGCATAAAGCCATTCATTAATGTCTGTGTATCATCCATGTTCTCAGCAATACCTACACCAAAGAAGCTGTAAGGGTTATGCTCGTAAGGAACAGCATAGTAAGGAATACGTGTAGGTTTGAATGGGTTTAGTACAAATCGTAGTACTTCACCGTTACATGTCCAAACGTTACAGTTAACCTCATCTAAGTCTTTCAGATCGCTGGGTATCTTAACGCCGTGTTCTTCAAGTATTTCTGTATCTACGTAACCCCAGAACTCTAATACTTCCCAACGCTCAGAGGTTGGTTGTGTATCATCATCCTCCATAGTCATTTCCCAGTATTTTTGTATATAGTCAGCGCCTTTATCTACAGCCATCTGAACTGAGTCAGACATGAAGTAAGGACGACTTCTCAAGGAACGTAATTGCGTACGGGACATCTTATGACGTTCTACAGTATATTCTGCATCATTCATAGACTTAGCTTCTGGGTCTGGGTAGAAATCCCAAGATGAAACATGGCTACATTCTGGTACTGTCTTGACTAATGGATCATACTCACCCTCATCATTCCAGTTAGGGTATTCTTTATCTACTGCGAAAGGACCCTTCATAACACCTGTACCAAGTAATGCCATCTCAAACGCCATTGAGCGTAAGTGTGTAGAAGCACCTGATTCCTGCAGCTGGTCATGGATTTTCTTTTCCATCTTCTTAGCTGAGATCATAGCTGGGTGGAAGGATACGGTAGCTGGAGTAGTGCCATCACCCTCAATAATTTTATCTGATACAGCTTCTAACTTACTGTTTAAACCACCCATTCGTGCCTGTAAGTCCATAAGAGTCTCACCAGGTTTTAGTGTAGTATCACCATTAAGAAGGTAAGAACCAGAAGCTTTATCTTCAGTTACAGGTTTGAGTGCATCACCTGCCGCTTGAGCTTTAGGGTCTATATTAATATGTACCGCTTCTGCTACACCGTCAGGTAATACAGAAGGGTTAACAGATAGTGGAAACTTGTTGTTACCAAATAGTACATCTACAATCTGTCCGTAGGCAGCAAGTGTCTTAGTCTTAGTAACCTTAACAAATACACGTGACTTCTCAGTGTCTGTGAACTGTACGTCCTTGCCGTATAAGCCCCTATAGTTTCGGTAAGCTTTTAACCAGCGCTGTTCATCTGCGTAACGTGCATCCTCTGCTCGTTTGTATCGCTCTTGTACAAAAGCTACTACACTATCTTTTTGTTCAAAGATACTATCCGTACTGTCTTCTGCAGCTACGACTTCATCTGTTTCAAACATTTCTTCTTGTTCTGCCATTTATTAATACCCGAATGTTGTATCACTAGCTTGAAAGCCTGTGCGTTGTGTTGCTGGGTTAAAATCCCAAATGCTGCTGCGTGGACGTGTCATAACACCATAACGTAAAGCATCGTATAAGTGATCCTCTGCGTGAGTGTCTACATCTTCTGGGTTTCTTTTATCCAGAGGAATGCTTGGTATCTGCGCTATAGTGTTTGTGCAGTTATTCATAAATACTAATCTTGGCTTCTCAGTAAACTCATCTACCTGTAACCGCCTATGTATTTCGTTTTTACCTGCGACACGTGAGCCTCTAGAGCGATCAGATGGTCGCCATCGACAACCCTTCATAATCATTTGCTCAGCTAGTGATGGCCCCGTGTCGCCACGGTTGTGCCACAAAGAAGAGTCTAGCACCCCGTATCTCATACCACCATCTTTTTTCTCTAAGTCTAAGATCATATCAGCTAGATCTGTAGCTGTAACCTTAGAACAATATAACTCTCTATAAACAATGAGCTGCTCGTCTGGTGCAACAGCAAACCAGATAACTCCTGTATAAGATCCGTAGCCGTAGTCACAAGCTCTAAACTTAGCCCAGCTTTCGGGAACTTCAAAAGCGTCAACGACATGTTTGGTTCTGTCAAACTCTGGGAAAGCGGCTCCATCATTAATATCCCAGTTACCCTCTAAGAGTTGTTTTCTTTGGTGCTCTGGTAGTGACAGTAGCATTGCTTCATAGTCACCTGCCTCAGAGAGATAAGGGTTATCAAATAGTGATGCAGGTATAAACCTACGTTTGAACAAGGGTTGTCCAGCTTTACTGTGTCCCACAGGGTACGTAATAGTATCACCTGTTTCAACATTAGTAGCCCAGAAAGGCTCGTTAGATGGTCCAGGGTCAATAAACATTTTCTTAACCCACTGGTGACCGCTGCCACCTGGGTTGGTAGTAGCTCTCATGTACAAACCTAAGTTCTTTGCTGAACTACGTAAACGTGATCTCATGTAATCCCAAGCGTAAGGACTTGACCATTGTGTAAGTTCGTCGAAGCCTATCCAGTTAAACGCCTGTCCTTGGTATCTTGTAACGTCTGTGTCTTTATCCAAGTAAGACATCCACAGTCTGCCACCCCTAGGTGAAGTCCACTGTGACTTACGTTCTGACCATTTGATACCCGGTATAGCTTTAGGATATAACTCCTGTGATTTCTGTATTAGTTCTCTTAGTTCTTCTGTAGTGTGACGTACAAGTAGACCTGAGAAGTTAGGGTCATTTAGTCCGTGTAGAGGGTCAGCCAACATGGCATACGATTTACCTCCACCAGCTGCGCCACCATATAGTACTTCTCTCTCTGATGAACTCAGAAAAGAAGTTTGGGGGCCGGGGTTAGGCTTGAACACTATCTCTTGTGCTAAGTCCTCATCATACTCAGGAGAAACTACTTGAGCAGGAACAGTCTCCCTTGGAGTATCTATCTGTTCAACTACTTCTATCGGACTCTGCGTATGCCCCGACCCCTTGGGTTTCGAGTTTTTTGATTTCCTCAAGGGTTTCTTCGAGCCACTTGGCAAGCTTGCGTTTAATTGCAGATGCTTTTCTACGTCTTTGCTCAACTTCGATTCTCTTCTTTAGTCCCATATGTGATATATAGCGACCTGTTTCTTTGCTTAGCCACTGTGCTACTGCACGATAACTATACTGTTTAAGATGTCTCTTTGCAAGCTCTAACGCTATAAGTTCATCTTCGATAGGCAATAAGAGCTTCTCGTTATCTGAATCTAGTTCATACCCCCACGGTATCTTTGCGGTTACACGTACTACTTTGTGCCATTGTTTTTCGTTGCCCTTGGTTGGCTTTGGTAATTGCCAGAATCCTAGGTCTCTTGTTGGAATACTTATTCGTTTGTGCCTTCTTTTGGTGGTAGATAAAAGATGCCACCGCTTGATGTGACATCCACTTTATCTACTTTACCAAGTCCAGCGCGGTCTAGCAAGTCTTTTGCTGCAACCATCTTTTCTTTTATGCCTAGCTCAGTAGGATCAGAAAGAGCACCTACCATAGCAACTGCAGCTTTAGGGGCAGTACGGGCAAAATATGTACGAGTCTTCTCGCCTATCTCATCCTTTAGGGATTCAACAATAGCTGTAGTGCTGCTGTTGTTCCCGTAACCTGCCAACCCTTTAGCTGCAACAGCATCACCATTAGCTTCGTCGAATAGTACTTCAAGAAACTTGATTTGTTTTTCGGTTAGATTTCTTGCCATTTATATGCTCTCTTATCTCTCCGCGACTAATACCGATGTCGCGTAATTCTCTGTTACTCATGTTGTTAAGTAACCAAAGATCTGCTCTTGCTTGTTGTGTTTTTTGTATAGCCTTAAAGCTACGTTCTAAAAAGTTTAGCATCACTATCTCCTTTGTTTGTGTGCGGAGATAGTTATACTTATTTAGTGGTAACTTAGTACCACTGTTTACGCATACCCGTTAACCTACAGGTACAAAGGTTTCTGTGACAGTGATAATAGTATCAACATGTGCAGCTGTCGCTGGAGTTACTTGTATCTTATCACCAGCAGACAAAACAAGTTCTATGTCTGCGAATGTTACAAACTGACCAGCGCCTAGGTTTTTACCCTCTAGGAAGTGTGACGTATATGTATCAGCTGCTACATACCACTCAATCTCAATATCTGTATTACCAGTAGTATTATGTATATGAATATATGTAACCTCTGCTACACAGTTAGCAGGGCATGTATATACGTCTTCTTTAGTAGTGCCAGTATTGTGCCCATAAACAGAGCGTCTACGTGCTGACTTACCCTGCTGGTTTAACGCCATCTTCTACTGCTTTCTTTTTAGGTTTGGGCTTGGGCTTAGGTTTGTCCATAACAGCCTGTTCTGCCCTACAAATATCTGTGACATTTGGATCACTACAAAAAGCATTTCCAAACCTATCTTCTATAGCAGCTTGATTGCCTCGCTCATCCCAAACACAACCATCTACATCTACTGTATAGCCATGTTTTGCTAGAGCAGATTTATATTTTTCATAAACCTTCATCTAGTTAACCTCTTTTCATAGGCTTAGACGCTGGGTTAGATGCACCGCACATACCGCCTCTGTTCATCTTCATAGGTTTCTTAGTCATGCCACCATAACTCATACCCATCTTCTTAGCATCACCTCCATGCATGTAACCCATTTTCTTAGCTACAGCAGGTGCTTCTTTCTTAAGAGCTTTCATACCTTTGTTCATAATTCCACCTTTGTTCATATTTGTGTGATATCCTTTGCCTCCACAATGGGAGCAACCTTTACCTTTACATACAGGGCATTTCTTTTTCATGTTCTTTTTCTCCCTGAGGCTGTAGTAGACCACTTAACCTTAGCAGGTCCTGTCTTCTTAGCCGCTTCCTTCTTACTTATTTTGCTCGCCACTTTTTTGGGACGACACGCAGGGTAAGGTCTACCACTTTCTGAAGTACCCGACCTACCGCATTCTTTACCTGTTTTAACATCTGTCCATTCCTCTCCGAACCATTTACCTAAACCGCCTTTAGCAAATCCTCTACGACCTACAAGAACGTGTTGACTACGTGACTTTGTTTTTCGTCGTGCCACTATATTTACCCCCAGCTTTTTTATACTCCTTAGTAAGCCAAGCAGATGCATAAGCGCTGGGCCATACTTTAAACTTCTTCTTAGCCAGAGCTTTCTTCTGGTTATACAACTTCGTATTTGTTGGCCTGGGTGCTGCCATTACCACTTCACCTTATCTGCCCAGTAAGCCGCTGATAGCTTACCTCTTTTAATATTCTTAGCGTGTCTAGCTTTAAAGCTTGCACGTTTCTTCTTCATCCTATCAGATTCACCAGCCTTAGGTTTCCCTGCAGTAGATGCGCCCTGCTCACCAAAGCGAATCATCTTAATAGTATCGCCTTCTTTAGCTAACACTACGTGAGATTTAGTAGGGTGCTTAGGTGTTCGCTTAGGTTTGTTGTAACCTTCAAACTTCTCACCTCTGTATTCAATAGCCATTATAAAGGGTTATCCGCTAATTCGTCATAGGCTTTCCAAATGTCATCTACTTCAGTTTGTAGTGTATCTAGAGTATCACCTAGTCCATCTGTTATAGTTGTAGCCTTATCTACCTGACTACGTAAGTCTAGTAGTAGCTTCTGTTGTTCTAGTATCTGCTGCATGTTAGTCGTTAACTGGGCAAGCTTCTGGTTTAAACCTCTTACATCATTATCAGCTATAGCTTGTTCTAAAGTTTGTATACGAACTATGAGTTTACCTTCTAGCTCCTGTACATTAGTTAGGATTAAAGAGTCTAACGTTATAATCTCACTGCTTAACTCATTATCTACTTCAGTAAGGTTGCGCTGGGCTACAGTCTCTACAGATGTTATGCGTTTATCCATAGCACCTGACTTAGTATCTAGCTTACCTATACGATCTAATGATTCTCCTACACCAGCTTCTACACCATAGAAACGGTTAAGGGTGTCATAACCAAAGTATATACCACCCGAAATAGTTGAGAGGACAGGGACAGCTACTGCCATCATCCATCCTTTAATATTATAACCGCCTATACTAAAACTCATTGTGTTGGCATTGCTCCATATTCATTTATGTATTCACCTGCAGCATATATTTCAGAAGCACTCTTCATCTCAGGTGTTAGGTATCCTTGGAAACCTGTACCAAAACTTGAATCACCCCAAGTAATTACAAACTCATCTATGTTCTGAGTATATGTAATTGCTGTATAGCTACCTACCATAAAGTTGTTAGCTGCTGCATAGCTATCTACAGTAGCTGTTAAGTCATCATTGTTTGCAGCTGCCATATAAGCACCAGCTTGTTGAGCAAAGGTTTCTACAGCGGCTACAGCTTCATTATACTCGTTAACTTCTGCTGTGTCAAGGCTGTACGCATCTGTCTCTAACATACCCTGTAATTCAACTTGCTCAGGCTTAGTATCTGCTTCAGCTGCTATAGAAGCTACTTCAACGGCTGTCATAACTATAGCTGTTGCCGCAGTAAGATTATCTACTGCTGTGTCTAAACTATTCATGTTAGCCGCATGTTCTTGCATAAACATCTGCTCAGCTGTCTCAGCTATAGCGTAGTCATGGTTTAGTACAAGCTCTTTAGCGTCTAAGTATGCATTCAACTCAGATGAAGTAATAAGTCCATCATTAAGAGCATCATCATTAATAACACCACCAATAGCCGCATAACCTACAGCACCCACAGTCATAACAGCAGATTCAGTTATACGATCTTGTATATCACTGATAGAAGCTATAAGTGCATCAATCTTTTCCTGTCCCGTCATTGAGTATTCGGGTGGTGTTGGCGACTCTGCGTTTGCTACTGCGGAAACGCTCACTAAGACTGAGCTTAGGAGCATCGTCTTCAATGGTTTCTTCATCTGTATCTTCCTCTCCTACCCTTAATAGGGTGTTCCAAAATTCTTGGTTTGTCTCATATCCAACTATATAAAGTGCTGGAGTCTCTCTGTACTTCTTTATCGCTGCTTTTCCCATTAGCAACTTCCCTGTCTTACTATCGTTGATAGGGCATGGCGTATTCGCTAACATCATACTTCTAAATACTACTGGGTCTTGGCACAAAATGGATATTGCTGAGACCTGTAGCCCTAGGCCACCTACTTGTTGTGGTGCTCCTAAGAGCCTGGCATTCTTTCTACGGTTACAAGCTTTATCCTGAGTCATAGTACCAGAGGATAAACCTAGTATGCTTACCTGTATCCCAGTTGAACTTGGTAGTAAGCAACTGTCGTTACCACCGCCACCCATCATAGTAGGGGCTATCGCTGACATTACAGGTGCAGCTGAACCAGCGCCCGTAGCATTATAGTTATTCGTTACAGTCTCATCAGTGTTATTACTGTCTACGTTTGAATCTTGATAGTTATTACTGAAGTCTCCCGTAACATCATTCGCTCCTACACTCGTCCCTAAAACTGTTACGAATACTACTATCTTCACATAGTAGCTGTAGAGCCGCGTCTTCCTGTCCGATAATAGCAAGTGTCTGAGCATTTTGGTTTCTCTGGCATACGTCATCATCGACACGACAGGATGCTGTATAGGTTATTGTGGTACAACCTGATAGTAGCACAAGGAGGATTAGCTTAACCCACATTGTCACGTTTTCTACCAGGATCTAATACTTCGTATCTAGTGAGGTAACCCTCAAGGTACATAGCTCTCTCTACATGGTCTAGAGTGTATCGCACTCCAGTGTCTGCTTCTATAGCTGTTCTTACATAGAATACATCAGACTTAGGAATGTGTACACGCTGTAGTTTTCTTACGTCATTATCTGCTATAGCGTCATAAAACTCTTCTATAACATTCTCTGATGCATATAGTTGTATTCTTTTGTTACGCATTGTCAATACTTTTTTATAAGGAAAGAGGTACGTGGCGTAATTACATGCAGGAGGGAGGAGACATGAGGAGGAATACACACAATATACGCCACGTACAGTAGTGTAACACTTATGTTTGTTACTTTTATGTGTGTTACATACATATTAGTATACAGCAACACAGTAACACTTACAAGTAAAAACTTTATCTTAGTTATTCTTTATTATATATATTACTTTATTAAGAGTTAAAACACTTAAGTGTAACTGTATTGCTCCTGCTCCGCAGTTATACTTATAAAAACACCCTAGTCAACCCCTAAAATGCATTATGGTGTAAGTTTTTTACAATTTGTTGTACATTTGTGTGGCTGCGTATACGAGGGGACCTAAGCTAAAATTCACTTCTGTGTGTTTATACATATATACGTACCCCCTATGCCGCCCATGGCTCACGCCTCCCCCCCTAAAAATAAAGATATTAGTTATTTCTACAGTAAAAACACTGTAAGTTACTGTAATCATTACAAAAAAGCACTGATACAGCTTCAATAAGGTCTGTTTTAAGCGTAGTTTTGCGACATATTTGCAACACTGTGTCGTTTTAGTAACATTGATGCATAAATACCACACCGCCTGGAAAACGTGACATTTTTACCACACCCCTCAAAAGTAATACAATATTAAACCATTTACCCAAATATATAGTTCAACGTTAAACCATTATCATCAAGTAATATAGTTCAATATTAAACTATCTAGTTGGAACAAAAGTGAACACGTCACTGACAGCCTCTAAGCTATTCCCATAGGTTAGACCACACAAACAAACCCAGAGGCTGTCAGCGGTTAATTTTTACACAAATGCTAATACTTTTTTAACCCATTATATAGTATAACCAAATTCAAAAGAACAAAAGGAGAACATGCCAGGTTTTTACTAATTTATATTTTCTTCAAGAAATGTATTGTCTTTTGTGTAAATATAAATTATAGAAAATATATTATTAATAATTTAGGGATTTATAAAAATGTTTGATACTGAAATAAAATTTGATGATAGCGGTTTTTCTTATAAATGGCATGGTGGTACGCTTATATCAGTTTATGAGCAATTATTTAATAATGTGGATGCTGTAGAAATAGATTGCTTTAATGTTAATTCATTAGATCAAAATAAAGATTGGAATATAGCAATCAAATATATGAAACAAGATTTTGAGAATAGAATGAATAGCTACTTGAATAGTTAACTTTAACATTAGCATTTTAACGAGTGCTAATAGTAGAATTAACTTAGTAGAAAGAATATAAAATGAATAATAACATAGAAATGATTTGGAAACTTGCGACACCAAAAGAAGTTTATAATGGTGTGAAATGGTATTCAGACGCACAATACCAAGCAAAAGAAATATCTTTAAAGTATGATATAAAACTTTCAACTGTTGTTGGTGTCATATCCGCGCTTAGTCCTAATAATAAATGGGATAGGAATATAGATAACGCGGATGCATTGATAAAAGCTTATCTTGACGGAGAACATATTGAAAGCGTTAAGGTTTCAACATATCACAAAATGAAAGAGAAAGCGTGGTCGATACTTGATGATATGCTTGTAACTAATGAGGAAATTTTGACACGATTAAACGGACAAAAGATTAAAAGCTTTTACGAGTGTATTATGGGTTTTGATGCGTGTTGTATTGATGGTCATGCTTTAAACATATGGAGAGGTGAACGTTTTGGATTAACCTCCGATAAAACTAATATCGGTAAAAAACTATATGCAGAAATACAAAACGATTATGTTAATACCGCTAATGAATTAGGTTTAAAAGCATATGAATTACAAGCAATTACTTGGGTTGCTTGGCGTAGAATACATGAAATAGCCTAATGATTTATTATTATTGGTTGCATCTCGTATTCTACGCCAAGCAACCCAAGAAATTGCTTGTAATTCATATGCTTTTAAACCT